AAGAGTTTCTTCTTAAGCAAGAAGCGCACCTAAAAGTTGGTTGATGGAAGTCTTTTCTTGCTTAAGAAGAAACTCTTGGGCCATTCTAGTGAAAACCTTCGAAAGATCGATGCTTCTACCTTTACGAAGATACTTTTTATCAAGAGAAACTGCGCTATCAAGCGAGTAAGTCTTAAACTTAAGTTCGTCATGGGCAGGGAAAAGCTCGTTTGAGCTAAGTCCACCAGCGACAGATTGAGAGTGAATTCTGATGTAATCTTCATCAGTAACGTCGTGGAAGAGGTCCAGTGCAATCGAAAGATTGTCATCTTCGCTAAATGGAAGGGTTGAGTAAAGATTCGAAACAGTAGGAGCGTTATTGATAACTTCACTGATAACGGGTCCGACTAAATCTGCAACAGCAGCTTTTGCTTCCTCCGCGACCAGCTTATCCTTAGAGGCGCAAGCCTTAATAAGCTCGATTTGTTCTGGGGTTTCTTGAATACGAATTTTCATTTTAAATTGTTAGTTTATATTGGTTAAGATTACACGGAGAACTTAAGTCTGGCATAAGCACCAGCAGCGAAGTCTGTATTTTGTTGACTCTCTCTGAGACCAGTTCCAATAAAGGTTCCGACCACAGCATTTCTTTGTTCAGTGGTGAGAGAGGAGTAAGCAACCCCAGTAACCCTACCATTAGCCGCGAGAACCGCAGCGTGACCGACACCGGGGCAAACGCCACCAGCGAGACCGCGAGCATTAATTTCGACAACGCCGCGAGCAAGAATTGGATTTGCTTCACCAGAAAGAACACACTGGAGATCAAACTTTTTGGCGGGATAATAAAGAAGATTTTCACCATTTTCATCAAATTGGCGAACGTCTCTAAGAATCATGCCAACAACTTGTCCAGCGTCCCCGGTTCCAGAGGTCGCAACAACTCTTTGAGTAGCATAAGGATATTGCGAAGTGGCATTGCCAAGAGTGTTGGCGAATGGACCGAAGTTGCCATACACGACAGGATCATCGGAAAGGTTTGCAGAGGACACTTTAACGAAAGTTCCAGCTTCGCCAGAATTTGCGTCTAAAGCATACGAGTTGATCACATCGGCTTCCGCGTAGGAGCGATTAGGGAGTAAGCGAGTAATTTGCTGTGCCATAGTAGTTATTAGTTAAATTTTGTATTAGTTGGTTGAAACTTGAAGTCCGGTTTTTTTAATTCTGTCTAAGAGAGTGAGTTCTTGAGAACCTTCTCCAGTGTTGTTGGGGAGAGAAGAGGCTTCCGCTTCTTCTGTTTTAAGTTCTAAGGTTTCTTCGGAGGTAGAAGCCTTGGATTCTAAGAGTTTTTCTGCGGCCTTTTCAATTTCGGCTCTTTTTGCTTCTTCAAGAGAGGCAAGAGCCTCTTTGCTTTGTTTGGAGAAAATAATTTCAGCCTTTTCTTGAAACTTCTCGAAAGAGGCTTCGCTTGAATCAAGATTTTTGATATCTTCGATAACAACCTTCTCTTGAGCTTCGGTCAGTTCGTATTTCTCAAGAATGGTTTGGATTCTGGAATTGAAAAGTTCAGCAGCGGCTTTAGCTTCAAGATCTCTCTTGAGAGATTCAAGTTCTTCCGCAGTTTGTTTAAATTCGTTTTTGATGGACTCAAGTTCCGAACGGGTCGAATCAAGATCTTTTTGAGCAGCCTCGGCTTTTGATTGCCATTCGGTCTGTTGATCAAACACTTTTTTGATCTGAAGGGCGATTTCTGAAGAAGCTTTGGCTTCTTCAAGCTTCGCGATAAGTTGGTTAAACTGATTTTCGTCCATTGAAAGAGATGGTTTGTTAGCTTTTACATATTTTTTATGTTCTTGGGAAATAGAATCATTATTATTATTATCATTTTCTTTTTCATTTTCCATATTATCTTCGTTTTCTTCTTGGTTTTCTTCTTCCTCTAACATTATATAAACGCCCTTAACATTTGCGGCAGGAGAAGTAGTAATACCAACGCCTAATCCATAAACAGGACCATTAATTATTCTTCTGACTCTTCCTTTATTGGAATATCCAGTTCCTCCATATGCCTTTAAATTATCTTTTAGACTAGAATAAGATTCATCTTCTTCTGACAGTTCTTCAACTTCTTCTAAAGAACCTTCTCCGATTCCTAATGTATAATTTCTAAAACCAACTTCCCAAGAAGTTGATAAGCTTTGATATTTTTCGCTTTTTTCGTTAGAGGCTTCAACAATTTCATCGGCTAATTTTGGAAAAATATGACGATAAATAATTCCAGCAGCGGAAATATAGAATGGGTCTTTCCTGTCTTTGTAAGCTTCGATTTCGTTATATTCGTATTCTGGTTGTTTGTCAGAAAAAGAAGCATTTATAATATGCCCAACAATTTTATCCTTCATGTGTTCAATGTTGATGGGTTTATTGATAAATTGTTTTACCAACTCCATTGCAACGGAAGTCTTAATTGCGTCATCGTTTTCGTTAAATCGGTTTACTACAGCCAAATTAAAAACAACAGGAAGAACGTCAATATTCTTCTCTACATCAAAAGAAGGGGGCATTAAGGTTTTTCTAGCAGAAGCAACAGATTGTTCTGTAATTCCGTATTTTTTAAACTCACTAGAATCAATTACGCGAATTGAACCAGCAATTTTAGTAGATAAATTTGAGTTTGATTCTTCTGTCCACATTTTATTAAATTGTTGAATGATATAAGATACTAGATGCTTCTAATGATAATTCGTGTTCATTAGATATATCTAATATTTTGGGGTTTACACTTAATGAAGCAAGAATTGATGGATTTACAATGACTTCATTTAATTTATCATTCCACTTGTTCTTATCGCAACCCTGTATAATGGCTAAGGAAATATCGTAAATTAAATCCTTTTTATCCTTACTAAGTTTTTTGAGCGAAAGCTTTTCCTTGTAAAGGTTTTCGGCTTGTTTTTGAAACTTTGAAATGGTTTCAACGGAAGCCTTAATAGCGTCAACGGCAAAATGGGCTTGGCTTTGTTTTTCAACACCAGTTCCAGTTGGTCTACCGCCCGTTGGGGCAGAAACTGTTGGATTTTGAGATTGTTGTGTTGATTTATTAGAGGATTCTCCATCAACTTCTCCAATAGAACCACCAAGAGCCAATGGAGACCAAAATCCCTTCTTTCTTTGATCCACAAAATTTTGTTGTTCTGAACCAAGTTCGTCGGCATTTGGAAAAACACCCTTGTCAATAACGTCCATACCTTCTTGAGGAGTGAGAATTCCAAGCTCAACCATTCTAGCAATAAGTCTTTGCATTTCAGAATAATTAAGGGCATCCGTTCTCTTGAATTCAAGACGCGGCGGTTTTTTTAACCCCATGATTTCACAAATTCTATCAACTTCTTGTTGTAAAAAGTCTTTAAAAAATCTCTCTCTTACATCTTCGATTCTTTGAAGAAAGATCTTTAATTTAATTTCTGTATCGGCATACTTACTTTCTCCAAGTAAAATATTATTTAATCCTTCACGAATATCTTGGTTAAGAACCTCATACTTTTCCTTACCCATTACCTTTTGAAGATCAGGAATAACGAATTCGGCTTTAGTTGTATAATCGGAAACTAAAACACGACCGACACTTTTACTTTTAAAAATGTCTTGCATCGCCTTGAGATTTTGATGATTAATCCCTCCTTTGTCAGGCTCTGCTCCCATTGTAACAAGCAAGATTACATTTTCAATTGATCTGGCAATAGCTTGATCAACCTTCTTCAATTCCATCTTTTTGTTAATATCGTCCAAAACAGAATAACCCGGAGGAATGGCCAAGGGTTCATAATCCTGCTTCTTATAAAAAACAGGATGCAGTTTCATAACGTCCAAAGGAATTTGAATTTCCTTATTAACAATGAAGGTGTTTGCTTTTTTATCCGAATTACGAATATCTTTTTTGACTTCTGGCGGTAAAGAGTTAAATAACTCTTTTTCTTTTTCCGTCGTAGGATTCTTCAGTTTTGCCATTTCAAAATTTGTCAAAACCTTTGCATAACTATATTCACCAAAATTCATTTGCTCCGTAACTTCGATATCAGCAGGGTTTAGCATTATATATCGAACTGGGATTCTTTTTTCAGAAAGAGATGGCAAAGGGCTTTCGCTAAAGGCTTTTATAGAATCTTTATTAACCTTTGCATCCAAATGAAGCATAAAAACATTTCCGCTTCTATAAATCTCTCTAAAAAATTGATCTTTTAAATCATAAATTTTGATTTTATTCAACCAAGCTTCTACAAATTTTCTGCTTTTATCCGTTCCTGTATTTTTCTTAAAATAAATCTCTGAATTAGAGAATTCCGATAATAAATCAATTGTTGATTTGTAAACTGGAACATTAAAATAAGCCTTTTGAGATAGAACAATAGCATCTCTCACAGAAACACCATCGGCAGAATAATCCCAAGGAAGAAGTCCGTCGTCAATGTTCTTAAATCTTTTCCTAACAAGAGAAGAGGTGATCAAATTACTTCTTGAAGAGATTCTAGAACCCGAAGAAGAAGATAAGCGGCTACTAGCCACACTTTCTTCTGCGTAATAGCCTTCTCCAATCAACTCTGGAGAAAAATCAATAACAAGAGGTTCATTATTATTCGGAATTGTTGCCTTGGACAAATTGTTCCAATACTCGTTATTCTTTTTAGTATATCTTCTTGGCATAATGCCATTTACACAAAAGTCTGAAATTTTAACTTTAAAAGTTACTTTCAGATAGCAAAAGGAACAAATGTAGAAACAACCCTTTTCTCTTCTTTAACTTCCAAGGAATCAAAATAAACCTTTGCCCACCAATTTAAAAGAACCAAAGACGAGTATAAGTCTTTTCTTGGTCTATTTGGCCCTCTTTGTTTTCTCATGTGAAGAGGAAGGTCAAAGGATTGAGTTCCTTGGGGGCTTGTCGTAACTTCAATATTAGATGTTTGAGTTTTGGTAAGTTCAATATTTTGTTTGCAATAATCAATTAAATCCACCTTACAAGCATCTTCTGAAGAAGCCCTATATTCTGGTTCCCATTTTAAATCGGCAATTGGAATCTTAGCCTTGCTTTGTGCTTCAAAGTGTTTGTCTCCCAAAAATGCCCCAGAACCAAATAAAATACGCTTATGATCAATGCTTGCTTGCAGCATTTCATTTGCTGTTCTAATCCAAGAAGAGGATGGATTTCTAAGAAAACAAATCTTATGATCTTCTGTATTTATTGAATTTTTAAGAGCCAACAAATCTGTGTGATAATCTTCTGGTTTATCAAACTCTCCTTCCACAAACTTAATTTGTATTTTAGAATTCTTGAAAAGCTCACTCTCGTTACATGCGCTTATGAATTGTAAACCGCCGTTCCTATCTCCAATCAAGCCTACAATATTAAAGTGAGTATAAAGATAATGAAAATAGGTCATATAGACCTTTAGGGGTTGACCAGTTAAAGCAAAAGAATGAACGATTGCTACTTTGTTCTCTGGTTTTAAAATCTTGCCCACATGCATACTGAAAAAGTCTGCCTCCTCACTTTCGGACCAAGAAGGGTCAAGGGATAAAATATATTCTGCCGCAGGGTCTCCAATAATTTCAACAGCAGGGAATTCTCCTTCTGGAATGGTGCATTGCATCATTCGACTCATTTTGAAATAAGAATCTCCTTCGTCGCCAAACTGTGCGCCAAACTCTCTGTCGAATTGAGCCTTACTCATTGTTGCTCTTGCTTGATCGAGAAGATTTTGGTCGTAAAGTTCTGGAGGAGCAAGATCATAAGAAAGCTGAAATACTGCCCGATAAGCGGATATTGCTCCAGCCTCTTCTCTATTAAATTTTTGAGAATCATGTTGACCCATTATGAGGTCAATAAACTGTTTATACAGCTTATACATATATTCAAATTTGAAAGAAGGAGAAGAAAGAAGGATGAGTTTGTTATTTGGCCAAACGAATCTTTCTGACTCTTGCATCTTTCCTTGGGCAATTAATCTTGTCTCCAAATCCCGAAGTTCTTTTCGTTGCGTTGGATTTTCAATAACACCCAAGAAGGGCATGATAATTTCGTTAAAAATCTTTTCTGGCATTGTCAAAAACTCATCAATAACAATTCGATTAAAACGAAAGCCTCGCAGTCTTTCCCCATTGGCAAGAGGAAGGGCAATAGCCCTACTTCTTCCTATTTTCAATGTCCATTGATCGGTCCCTTTTTGGATGTAGTTTTTGGTTCCTATACAATCCATCGCAAGCTTTGCCGCTGGTTTAGATAAGATATCTTCAATTTTTGTGAAAATCATTTTAGACTGTCGAAACGTTCCTGCAATAACCCCTATGTTGGAACCTTGGTTGAATAAGAGTTCCAAAATCAAATAAATAGCCGTCGAGAATGTTTTTGACATGCCTCGCGCCAGAACGTGCATTGTATAATCTGAAATAAATAAAGCTTTTATCAAAATAGCTTGGAATGGAAACAATTTAATACCAAGAAAGAATTCGGTAGCAAATGTTATGTTATTTCTTAAGAATTTATAAAGAAGGACGCTAGCTTCGTCTTGCTCAAGCCATCCCTCTTTTTCCAGAATTTCGGCATTTGTTTTGCTTGCCGAATAATCCATTCTAAAGCCTTGTTTACCTTTTTCCCACATATTTTTTGTCTAAATAATATTGAATATCACATTTATGCAAATCTATTCCAAAGTATAGAATTCTTTTAGTTATATCTTGTGCATCTTCTCTTGTCTTACAAAAGACAAATTGAATTACTTCTGGATATTTTAAACATAACTTTCTTACATTAGAGAATGCGTATGATAAATTTGTAGCATATTTTCCTAAAAGATTTGAACGAATTATTTCCGTTATAGAAGACTCTACAACAACAAAAAGAAAACTATTGAATAATTTAGCCCTTTCGACTTCTTTTGTAAATCTCTCAAAACCAACCCCAAAGGTTCCCTTAAAATCGGTTGGCGATTTCCTGTCTATAAAAGTTTTGTTATAATGAATTCCTCCCGCGCAGTAATCACCAAAATCCAATTTATTTACGATGTAATTAGAAAAAGAAAAGGGTTTTTGTTCTCTTGTGTCTCTGTGGATTTCTATCTTGTTTAATTCCTCTTCAGAGACGGTCCAGAAGTTCTCTGGAAGAGGTTTGTCATAGAAAAGATCTAAACCCAAATTATCTGCCAGTTCTTTCTTTGATTCGAAGAAGTTTTCACAAGTAATCAGTCCTGCTCTTTTCTTGAGAATGTAGTAATTTTGAGAAGGAAGGTGGGTAAGTCCATATTTCTTTTTGTCTGCGCTTAATTCATGAATGACAACATCCCTCCCTTCTTTTCTAGAACATCCTTTTAAAAAGGTGTTCCTTGTTTTTAGAGAATTAAAACACTCACCAAGGTATTGTTCTGGATTGGAAAAGTTTATCAAGGAACCATCTAAACGATCTCTATTTGGAAAGTTTTTTTGATAGTATGCGGCGACTCCTCCATGAATCTTTACATGGATGTGTAAACCCGCCTCTTTTTTAAAGGAGGCTCCGCATTCTACGCATTTAAAATTCATAACAATTCAACTCTTCCAATTCCAAAAACCCGACCCTTCAATTCTTCAACTGATTCAAGTCTATCGATTTCTTCTTCAATAAGTTTGTTTTGCATCTCTGCCACTAAAATCATTCTTTCTCTTTCTTGGTAATTTTGGAAAATCTCAACTATTGCAAGGAAGTTGGTTGACTTTTCTCCATTTTTTTCAAGCCTTTTTGCTCTACTTCCATTAAGTTTGTCAATCAACGAATCAATTCGTTTTTCACACTTATCGAGTTCGTCAGAAGTCGCTTTAAGGTGTTCTGTTAATCTTACAGACAAATCTTCCGAAGCAATATCTTCGCTCTCCAACATGTGATTGAATTGATCCAATCTTTTTTGGATTTTTGTTTTTCTTACATAATTCGAACAAAGCATCATATACATGTTTAATTCGTCAGCAGTAAGATCGTCCTTATTCCAAACCGCTCTTACAAATTCTGATTCAAATAAATCTCTATCTCCCAGAGTTTTATAGGAGTTGATTTCTTGCTCTAATTTATACGCCTTATAATATCTAAGAAGGGATTCTATGTTCTTCTTGTTTTTAAGGGTTAGTTGCGAAAAGTCTTCAGAAAGATTTTCTCCCGTCCATTTATTCACTCTTCGAATTGCAGAAAGAGGAACTTTGGGGCAATACCATTTTGCGTCTGCGGCTAGTTCTGATTCGTCTACAATGTCGTTCCTATGTCTGTATAGAAACTCTTGAACTGCGCGATGCTCTGCTGACAAGGGCTTAAGATCATCATCACCAAACACAAGTTTTGTTATTTCCAAAACATTCATAGAAGAGTTGATCCTATCACTCCTCATGAATTCAATCTGCGAATCAGTGAAATTAACAAATTTCTTTTTTTCGCTTTTTGTGGTATTGTATTGTCTACCTTGTTCTGCTAAAAAAGAACGAATAGCCCGACCCTCCTTACTTCTTCCATCGAGGCTTTCGTCTCTAAAAACGGTTTGGGTAATAAGGTTGAGGTCTTGGTTTTTTTTAAATTCCTCCAAGACTTTTTCTTTTTGCTCTTGGGAGAGGGTCATGGCAAAATGTCATTTTCTATAATTACTTGCTTGGCTAATTCGTAGAATTTCTTTTTAAGATTAGTTATTTGCTTGTATCTGTTGGACTTCCGTTCTGATGTTGTATCCTTTTTAAAATTCATTTTTTTGGCAACAGTTTCTTCCTCCAAACCTTCGATATATAACATTCTATAAATTTCTCTGTGTCTTGTGTTTGACAATTGAGAAAGGATTTTGGAATGTATTTCTTCTATCTTTTCTTCATAGTTAAAGCAAGAAACCTCTTTTAATGTATTAATTATTTCTGAATCATTAATGCTTACTGGAATTTTTATGTCATAAGCATTTTTTTTGCTTTTTTCCCATTTTAAATAAAGCTTACACGAAGAATCTTGTTTTAAACTCTTTGTTCGACTACAGGACTCTGCACCAGTATTGAATTCACACTTCAAACATGGCTTGGCAAAATTTGCATAATTGTTTCTGACCAAATTAAATATTTGATTAGAAATAACACTACTGCACCAAGGTTTAAAAGCTCGACTTTGATCCCACAAACTCCACTTTGTATAAATGTGGGTTCTGATGATTTGACAAACATCGTCGTAATCCATCCAAGAAAGGGCATCCAGTTGCCATTTCACACGATTACGAACAAGTAGTTCGTTTATTTCGTCAAGTTTATCTTCAAATGAATAATTCATTATTAATCCAATTCTGTTTGAGACTTGACGGTTCTGCACTCAGATTGAATTTTTCTTAATAAATCCGCGCCTTCTAAATTTTCTTCTCCGCTTCTTGGGGCGCGGGTTTCTCTACTACCCTGAGAATTGGATGGAGTTAAATCTCCAATCGTAATTCTTTGATTGCTTCCAACTTCGGCAGTAAAAATCTTTTTTCTCTTAAGAGCAGCTAAATTAATATTAAACTCCCTCAAGTCATCATCTTCGTCATCAAAATCATCTTCGTCGTCATCATAATCTTCTTCGTGTTCTTTTTTGCGAACAGGTTTTCTAGATGCGCTTGAAAAAGAAGAATCCACACGATTAAATGGTTCTCCGCAACTTGGGCAAAATTTGGGTTTGGAAACACTAAATTCAGCCTTTCCTCCACATTTAATACAATATTCGGTTTTCATTATTTTTACTTTCAATTATATAGATTTTCCATACGAAAATCAATTGCCAATTTTTTCTATCTGATCTAGAAGGAAAATAATAACTGGGTCTCTCATCACATCTTCTTTCTCAAAACGAAGATGATAAATTCCGTGAGAATTTGCTTCTTCCGTGCTGAATGTCTTACACATTTTAGAAAATCCTGTATTTCGTATATCACTTTGGAATTCATCTCCACAGATAAAAATTTTGCTGTTAGTATTGATTCGGGTAAGAATGGTTGTAATTTCTGGTATTGTGGCATTTTGCATTTCATCTGCAATAACCACCCTGTTTTTCCAATCCTGTCCACGAATAAAGTTAATGGGTTCAGCGTGAAGGGCGTGTTGATCTGTAAGAAGGGAAACCTCCTTCTCATTCAAGATCTCATTGATTTTGTCCATAAGTGGGGTCATATATGGATCAAATTTGTCTTCCAGAGATCCTTTTAAAAACCCCAAGCTCTTTTGGGCAGACTCGACCACCGTCCTCAAGTAGTGAATTTTTATGTTTTTAGAATCTTCGTTAAAGAGGTGAAGGGCGGCATAAACTGCTAAAAAGGTTTTAGAAGTTCCCGCTGGTCCGCTTAGGAAAACAACCTTCGTCCCCTTATGGGTCATGATTTTAAAGAAGTTTTGTTGCTTAGGGGTTAATTCAACATTGCCCAAGAGCAAACCCGTCTTGAAACTTTTTCTGCTTGACATCTCTAATAATTACACATATAAGTGTAGAAAAGACTATGCCACATTCGTATCCATTTGGAAAAAAAGAAGCAATTGAGTTTGTGCAAAAAAACTTCCCCTACTATTCAAAAGTCCTAGATGTAGGTCCGGGGGTAGGGACTTATGCCGATCTTTTAAAACCTCACGGGTATGAATTAGACTGCCTCGAAATCTACGAGGGATATATTGACGCCTATAATTTAAGAAGCAAGTATAATCAAGCCTTGATAGGAGATGTAAGAGAAGAAAAGTGGAATTTGGGCAATTATGATTTGGTTATTTTAGGAGATGTATTAGAGCATCTGACCATAGAACAATCAAAAGAAGTTCTAAATCGGTGCCAAAATGTTCTTGTGGCGGTCCCTTATCTTTGCCCACAAGGAGGTGTGGATTTCGTATTTGAAGACAAACGCTTGATCAATCCGCACGAAAAACACGAACAAGCAGATTTAACCCCACTCGTTATGTTAACCAGATACCCAAATTTGGGTTTAATTTGGAGTAATCATTTGTATGGTTATTATTCAAATGTTCAGTGGGCGGGATATTATAAAGAAAAAGAATGGACAAAATTATGAACTTCCTATACGAATTTGACAAATATCCTACAGGATTCTTTCAAGTCATTACCCCCGAAAGTGATGCTACTGGAGAGATTATTTTTATAGATAAAGAAGGGGGAGTGAGGTTCTTAGGTGTGGATAGAGATTGTTGTGATTACCTTTCTTATATTGATACTCTTCAACCCTTTTCTGAGTTTCATCGAATTGAAACGAATGATTAAATAGGGGTATTTTTTTGTATGTGATCGCATATAGTCTCGCAATGTATGCGATAGGATATATATAGGGGATAGATAATTGGGTGGATTGGAATTGTGTTGGATGGTATTGGATAACGTGGAATTGGTTTGGATTTATAAAAATACCCACCCCCCCTCTCTTTTTGGGTTTATGTTAGTCTAGTCGGATTTTAATTAACCCCACCCCCTTATGGTGTTCATGTGAACACTACGCGACCGCGTAAATAAAACGCGAAAAAAAAAGAGAAAATACCCTTGTGCTTTTCGCGGGATCGGTTATACTAACATCATGAAAGAAAACCTTGCCCTTGGCTCCCTTGTCACCTTCGCCCCTTTCACCTCTGACATTCCTTTTGTGGGCCGTAAATCCACAATGCGTCAAGTTCCTAACGGCACCGCTGGCGAAGGCGTTGTCATTTATCAGTGGGTCATTTCCGCCCTTACCAGTGAGGGAATTGTCTTGCTTCCGATTGAAGACGCGAAGGCGCTTGTTGCCCGTCGCGCTCGTTTGGCGCTTGGCGTTGCCTAAAACGCAAGCGCCTAGAGGGTCAAAAGAAAATCAAAAAAAGACTTGATTCTCCCTTTTCTTCTTGTATATTCTCCCATGAACATGATCAAAGAAATCGAAGACGCCGCTAAATTCGTTGCCGAATTCGGAGGTGATTTGGAAAAAATCGCGAAAGAAATCGCGGCGATGTTTCCCGGCCATTCATGGTCCTGTATCCGCCTTTCCCTTGAATATCAGGTTGACGAAATGGCGGCGCAATAATCGAAAAAAACCCTTGCCTTCCCTCTTTAATCGCTTATACTTAGAACATGATCAACAAAGAGCAAATCGAAAAAGCGGAACGTGTCAGCAAAAACGAATACGTTTTTGTTCAAACCCATTACGGGCAACAATACCTCTTTGAAGAGGTTTATAGAGACGACGTTTTGACGGTCTCGAATGAAGACGGTGAATTGTTTGATGTTCTTGTAAAAGACGTTGAACGTTTTATATGGTGGAATGATTCCGTTGCTGTCTGAAAAGAAAAGGGAGGCGAAAGCCTCCCTCCCCTTTAAATAATCGAAAAAAACCCTTGCGCTTTCCCTTAAATCCTTTATACTAACATCATGAACAAAGAATACTACGAAAAGAAACTTTACACGCAATTCGTTCGTCCCTTTCCCTCTGAAGAGGGAAACTGGCAGATTGTCGGCACTGGCGAAATTGTCAAGGCAATTGAAATTGAAGATATCCAAGGCTATCCCATGATGGTGGTTGAAACTGAAGAGGGCCAATTGCTCGATTGCGATTTTCAAGATGAAATCTTTGTCAAGCTTAACAAGAACAATGAACCTCTTGTCTGAAACGCGAAGGGAGGCAAAAGCCTCCCTCCCCTTTAAATAATCGAAAAAAACCCCTTGCGCTTTTCTCTCAATCGCTTATTCAATACTTCGCTATATAGCGATATAGCGATATAGCGATATAATGCCGCTTTTTCATGTAATGTTCATTTGAACATCACGCCGCTTTTAGTGTTCAAATGAACACTTTAAAAACCCTTCGTAACTCGTTGAAAATGAACGAGTTATGACGCAAAAACCCGGTCCCGCCGTCGTAACTCGTTGAAAATGAACGAGTTACGGACATTTCTACTCAGAAAAAAAGTGTTCAATTGAACATCATTTAAAAAGCAAAACAATATAGCGATATAGCGATATAGATATATCGCGATATAGCGATAAACAAAAAAGGCGTTCAATTGAACATCACGCAATCGCGGAAACATTGATGAAAAAAAAAGCACAAAATAACTTGCGTATCAGGTTTAAAGTGGTATCATTACAACATGAACATGATCAAAGAAATCGAAGACGCCGCTAAATTCGTTGCCGAATTCGGAGGTGATTTGGAAAAAATCGCGAAAGAAATCGCGGCGATGTTTCCCGGCCATTCGTGGTCCTGTATCCGCCTTTCCCTTGAATATCAGGTTGACGAAATCGAAGCGAAATAATCGAAAAAAAGACTTGAACTAAACCAAAAATAGGGTAAATTAACATCATGAAAGAAGAAAGCGGTTACATCTTGGCGATTAAAAAGGCAATGGACGTTGAACATGAAAGGCTTGGGGGGCGTTCGTTTTTTCGCGTGAAGCACGAAGGAAAGATCTTCTCCTTCTCTTGCGATGGTTCTCTTCTCAAATGGATTCTTTCCCTTTAAGAAAAACACGAAAAAAACCCTTGCGCTTTTCTCTTAATCGCTTATACTTAAAACATGAAAGAACAAATCAAAAAAGACCTTCAAATCGCAATGGCTCAAACCCTTAAAGGGGAAGAAATTACTCTTCACATTGCTGGCGAGTATTGGACACTTGAAAATCTTGTGGGACAAGATCACGTTTTAGTTTCCCGCAAAGGAAAGGAATATGTTATGGAAATTAAAGATATCGACTTCATCGATTTGTTTTGTGAAAACTGGATTGAAAGACAAGTGAACCATTGCTAAATCTGGCAAATAAGAAAGGAAAAAGAGAGAAGGTTTTCACCTTCTCTCTTTGTTAGTCAATACTTCGCTATATAGCGATATAGCGATATAATGCCGCTTTTTCGTGTGATGTTCATTTGAACATCACGCCGCTTTTAGTGTTCAAATGAACAGTTTAAAAACCCTTCGTAAGTCATTGAAAAAGAACGAGTTACGACGGCTCGCCCCCGTCGCGCCGTCGTAACTCGTTGAAAAAGAACGAGTTACAACGCAATCAATTCAAGATTCGTGCCAATGTCAACACTTTTTTTGGGTGTTCAAATGAACATGGCGCAATCATGGAAAAGAAAAGGAAATAATTACTTGCGCCTTTCTTTTTTTTATGTTATCTTTGTTCATGATGAAAGACCTGTTTGATCTTGCCCTTGCTTTTGTTGTTGCTTGTTTTGTTATCGTTGGCATTGCATGGTTCGCCCATGCTGTTTGTCATTGAAAAACACGAAAAAAAACCCTTGCATTAAATCGAATTACCCTTATACTAACATCATGACAGTCAAAGAACTCCAACTCGCCCTTTCCATCTTCGAATCCGACTCCAGCAAGGACACGAAGGTTGTCCTCCTCATCGATGGAAAGGAGGTTGAAATCAATTCAATCTACCTCTCTTCCGGGGTTGTCGAAATTGTTGGGGAATAATTCCCTTGCTTCTTTTCTTTAATCGCTTAAAATATCTTCAATAAATCAAAATGAGCAGAACAAAAAAGAAAGACTATCCTAGAAAATACGATTCTAAACGTTTCGATAAAACTTGCCGAAACAATGGCTCCTGTTCTTACTGTAGAAACAATCGCCTTCATAATACCCATAAAGAAGAACAAAGGTCGGTTGATCAATTAAAAGACGAGTAACTCGTTGAAAATGAAAGAGTTACGACGGCTCGCCCCGGTCCCGCCGTTGTAACTCGTTGAAAATGAAGGACTTACGTTGCAAGGCCATTTGCGTTGTCACTACGTTATTTTAGGCGTTCGAATGATTTTCGCGCCTACGTTATTTTAGGCGTTCGAATGATTTTCGCGCCTACGTTATTTTAGGCGTTCGAATGATTTTCGCGCCTACGTTATTTTAGGCGTTCGAATGATTTTCGCATCCATACGCAATCGCGCTATAAAAAACACCATTCAATTACTTGCATCTTTTCTTTCTTCTGTTATCTTTGATACATGACTGAAGAACAAGCATACGACCACGGTTTTTACGGCACCCTCACCTTGGAGCAGATGCCCGACGACGAGATCCTTCTCGCGGCCTTTGAGCAGGGCAAGCAGGACGAACGCGACGTTCGCAACATCGAAATGGGTTACGAGTCTCGCATGAGAGACCTTTACGGCCATTGATGGCTTTTCCCTGTAACTCCTTGGTTTTCAAGGGGTTACGGGGGCGCGGCCCCCGCGCAGCGGCGTAACTCGTTGAGCATTAACGACTTACAAACAATTTGCCATCACGCGATTGCGCCATAAAGAAAGAAGAAAAAGGTTGTTGCATCTTTTCTTTCATGCAGTATCTTTAAACATGAACAAAGAAAACGAAATCAAAGAAGAAGGTCAAGCGATCCTTGACGGAATCAAGTGGGTCGCGATTGTTGAGATCGACAACAAGGAAGTTCTCGTCTGCGACCAATACGGGGATGAAAAGTGGGTCAACATTAATCGGCTCGATCCGATCATGACTGTTCCCCTTAAGTAATGAACCTACAAGTTCAAATCCTCGAAAACAACGTTTTTGTTGTTGATAGTGAGTGGAGCGATTTAAATGACGCCTTGCAGCGAGCCTCCTTTTGCCTTGACTTTATCAGCGATCATGTTAAGATTATGAAAGAAGGAAAAACGATAATTGAAGAAAAAGAAACAAATAGTTAATGAAAAAAGAAACTCAGTGGTATTACTTCTGGAACTCTCTTATGGGTTGCGTTTGGTATAGTGAATACGAAGAGGCTGTTGCCGCTCGCCATGCTTACGCGATGGCAGGTCATAAGGTTGGGCCAGTGTTGTGCAAGAGCTAAAAAACCCGCGTAAGTCATTGAGTCTCAACGACTTATGACGGCGCGGCCCCCGCGCAGCGTCGTAACTCGTTGAAATACAACGACTTACAACGTGAAAAAAAGATGAAATAATCCCTTGCACCTTGGGAAAAATCGCTTATCTTTATCTATGAACGAACATCATGTGACTCTCGCGCAAAACGCTGGCTTCGAAGCTTGGACCGAAAAGTTTATGAACCGCACGGTTGTCCGCGTCAAGGACAAAGAAGGGAAGATTTTCACCTTTTCTTTTTATGCTCAACTTGCTTCTTTTCTTAAACAAAACGCTTGATTTTTTCCGCAAATAACCGATTGTTCCCTATGAACGAAATGAACCTCGCCGAACTGAACGAATACATCGATTACCTCGACTCGCTCGACTACCCCGAGCAGGTCGATCCCAACGAGCGTTGGGAGACGCTGGCGGAAGAACACGAAAACATTCAATATGGCATGGCCGTAATGGAGGCTTGATATGATCACTTACAACTTTGTTTGTCGCCGTGTGATGCTTGGCGATGTTGAACACTCCACGAAAACAACCTTTCTTGGCAAGGGTTGGGGTGTTCGAATCTTTACCAATGGAGAAATCAATTCCGAGGCTTTCGTTACGGAAAAAGAGGAAATTGGAACCGCTATTCGTTCCATGTTGAGGATGGAAGATAAGTGTGGAAACTATTCTAAAATGGCCCACAACTCAAGAATGAGGCCGGGAATTAAAGCAAATAAAACAAAATGAAAATCGAACTTGATCACATCCAAATAACAAAAATGTATATCACGGCTTGCGGCCCATCCACCTTGCCAAGTATTGCCCACGAAATCTTTACCCAAGTAAACTTTGCCACAAAAGAAAACAGCGTCTTTCTTGCTGAAGAAGCCATTGCCAATGGAATGAATAATGGCTGGCTCGAAAAATACGACGAACAATCCTATTGCATTGCCTGATATGAAATACCTCCTTTTCTTTCTTGCCCTTGCTTTTCTTGTATATCAAGAATTGAAAACCCAAGATTCTCCCGCTGTAGAATATATCCCGCAGCAAAGAATCTTTGCCCCGATTAATCCTATTGAAAAGAAGGAAAGTGATGAACTTCTTTCTTTAATTAAATCCTTTGAAGGGTTTAGCCCCACGGTTTACAAATGCCAAGCGGGGGTTGATACGATTGGTTACGGCTTTACTGATCCAAAGATTGTTCAAAAGGGATTTATCACAGAACAAGAGGCTTCCCTTCTTCTTAAAGATGTTGTAAACAAACATTCTTCTTATGTTGATTCTCTGGTAAAGGTTGAACTAACAAAAGAACAAAAGATTGCCCTTACTTCTTTTTCTTTTAACTGTGGAAAGGAAAACCTTAAGAACATCACGGCAAGAATTAACAAGGGTAAAATTGAAGAGGCAGCAAAGGCTATCCTTCTTTATGTAAAGGCCAATGGCGAAGTATCCAAAGGCTTGCAAAAACGTAGAAAGATGGAATACGAATTGTTTATAAGTGCCTAAGAATCAGCGACTTACGAGGTCGCGCAGGGGCCGCGCCGTCGTAACTCCCTGTAAATCAACGACTTACAAAATACGCGATTGCGCCAGATAAATAGTTTGCGGGTTTTGTTTTTTGAGTTACATTACCTTATGAAAACGCCACTTGCGACAAAAACGATAGATCGACTCAAAGAAGAAAGGATCTTTGCTCAAGAATACATTATCAAAGCCATTATCGCTTCAGACAAGGCAGAAGGAGAAAGAAAGGAAGGTATTCTTGATCTTATCCGCGAATTTTCAAACTCTTTAATTGAGATCGAAAGAGAAATCAACAAACGAAAAATTGACAATTTTGGTAATTGGATTATTCAAGAATTGATTGACGGTCCCAATCTCACAATTGAACATATTCAAGATGCTGCTCTCGATATGGGTCTTGTTGATTGGGATGACAAAAATCAACGCATCATTGAAAAATAACCTTGACAAACACCGAAAACCTGCTAAATTTACCACTATGAACCTACTGAAAGAAACCATCGCCGTTTTTAATGATCATAACCTCGTCCCCCACAACATCCTTTTTATCGGTTGTGAGGAAACTGGACACCGTTGTTCTTGGGAACAGTTCCAAACTCTTGCGGATCGTGAATACGACAACGGTTACGGTGGTGCAGAGGTTTTGACCGATATTGTGATTGTCTTTGTTGACGGAACAAAGCTTTCCCGTCGCGAATACGGTGGTTTTGAGTGGTGGAATGTCCAAAAGCCCTTTGTGATGCCAGAAGAAACCAAGGAAATCGATTCTCTTTTTGTTGAGAATTACAATTATCGTTTTCAAGATCTTAAAGAAGAAGAGGGTTCTAGTGATTACTGGAACGATATCGCAAGCGATGGGGAAGCCGATAGCGATGCCCTCGCGAGTGCTGGTTTTGGGAGCAACGAGGACTATGGGTTCTTTGGTGATGAGTGATTTTTAATCGGCGTGTAGCTCAGGCTTGGTCAGAGCGCCCGCCTTATAAGCGGGGGGTCGCGGGTTCGATTCCCGCCACGCCAACGAATTTTTCGGGAATCGTTCCTTAAACGGTTCTGATTGGAATAACCCAATATCACCCCGCTTGATGGTGGGGAGTCGAAAAAAGCTTTAAGTGTCGTAAGTTGTTGAGCCTCAATGACTTACGACGACGCGCCCCGCCCGTTTCGTCGTAACTCTCTCATCTTCAACGACTTAAACCATACGCAATCGCGCCATATAAAATAAAGAAGAAAAGAGTTGAACCTTCCCTTTCTTCTGTTACATTACCTACATGAACGAAGAAGATTACTCTTTGCTGTTGGAAGAACAAAACGTTCTTGAAAGCTCTCTCAAACAAAAACTGTTTGATGACTTTGTTTCGTCTTGCAAAATGTATCTTTACAAATATGGTTCTCCTAAACTCGTTTGCGATATGATCGGTTGCACTGGTCCTTTTTACATGTTTTCCACTAAAAAAGATCTTTTGGAAGCCCTTGTTTTTGTTGAAGAAAACCGTTGACTCAAACAAAAAACTGGACTACATTTCCCCATGAACAACGACCTCTTCGAAGAAATCGAAAACACCGCCGAATGCCTTTTTGAGAAGGAAGAAGCGGATCGCGACTATGATGCTGTCGCGAAAGAAATCGCTTCGCGCTATCCCGGCGCATCGTGGAGCAGCATCCGCCTTCAACTTGAATACATCGTTTCCGATATCGAAAACCTCGCCGCCTAATAACATGCAAACCGAAAAAGAAATCAAACTCTCTTTTCACCGCTTTCAACAAGGTAGCCTCTATGATCGCGGCTCCGCTGACGCATACTACTGGCGCGGCCCCGATCCGCACTACTATCCTAATGGAACCTACAATCCTCCCCGCATTGGAAAAGAGGAATTGTCTAAAGAACAAATTGCCGAATACATGTTTGGATATAACGAAGAAACAACAAGAAAGGAATACTAAAATGGAAGAAGATTGCTATCTGGAAAGCTACTGGGAAGCTGATATGTTTGGCAATCCCTACTTGCAACCCGATCAAGAAGAAGATGATTCTTTCTATCGCGGTATGGATGGGGAAGAAGAAGAGGAAGAGGTTGATCCTTTTGAATTTGCAGAAAATTACTTGGAAGAATACGGACGCCCCGACTACTGTGACTTTTAACATGGAAAGAAAAAGACACAAACAAAAGCCTCTCCGCAAATTGTTTAACAAGTTTCGATACATGATCGAAGACATTAAACATAGCAGACAAAACGCAGACGCTGCTTACTCTGCTAGATACATTCTGGAAGACCTCCAGAATAAAGAGGGAATTGAAAAGCTTTCGGAAATTACGGGATTGCCCGAAGGCGTCATTTCCGCAGCCCTTAAAAACATCGTTCGCTAAGTTGCTGATAGTCAACGACTTACGAGGGCGCGGCCCCGCCGCCGTGTCGTAACTCCCTAAGTTTCAACGACTTAGGCCATACGCAATCGCGCCATAAGAAAAGAAGAAGAATGTTGTTGCACCTTTCTTTTTCTGTGGTAAATTACCCTTAGAAAGAAACAAAGAAACTACTTCTAATACAATCTTAAATTATGCAAGCAATCACCAAAGAACAAATCTTGGCAATTTTGAAGTCTTTCGAAAAAGAGATGGAGGGATACGGCTACTTTAGTTCCAATCCCGGCGTTTCTACGGACGACTTTGAAGACATCGCAGATGAGATCTTGAAAAAGATTTCTGAAAAAGATTCTTGACTTAACCCCTTTCTTCTGTTACCTTTTCCACATGAAAACTATCCTCTCTGTTCTTCGCGCCGTTTGTTTCTCTCTTGCCCTTGGCATTCCGGTGTTTACTGGTTGGCTCCTTGCGGCAAGCTTTGCAATGGATGATGCAGCAATGCCCTTCTTCTTTCTTTTCTTCCTTGTGTCCACGATGGTTGCCTGTTGTGTCGCCAATCTTGGAGTTGATGTTAACCTTGCTTTGTTTGAACTTTCCTTCTCTGAAAACAAATAACCAAAACAAAACTATGAACCTCTCTAAAGACCTGATCAAGAAACTTCTTCTCGAAAGCCCCTCGTTTTTGGAATACGCCGTTTCTCTTTTGGTGGAAAAGCTTATTCCCGCAAACAAAAAGCGTCGATTTTTTTGTCATTACGAAAACGAAATTTTCAACGTTTTCGAAAAGCAGGGAAAGGTTGCCGCGATTAAATATCTTTCCGATTGCACTGCGATGCAGGAAGATATGAGGAAATATTTCATTACTAAATACGAATTGTGTGATCATTTTGAATTGTTGGGCAATGGCCGCTTGTCTTTGGGCTTTGCTAAATTCATTGTTGAAGACTATTGTAAGTGATAAACTGCGTAACTCTTTGAGTTTCAAGGAGTTGCGCGGTCGCGCCCCGCCCCGCGCGTCGTAACTCGTTCAAAATAAACGACTTACAACGAAACAAACATGGCGCAATCGCGCTATGTAAATTAAAGAAGAAAGGTGTTGCATTCCTGCCAAAATCGGTTACATTACTCTTGTCGAAAGTAACAAACAAAAGACAACAAAACCAAAAAAAACAAAATGAATACTGAATTGAATGCCTTGGATCGTATCTATGTTTCCACCCGAATCCTGCTTGGACAACCTGCCCTTGCGGAATTCAACTACGAAGATGCTCGCGGAAACACTTCCGTTCGTCGCGTCTCGGTTGATTCGGTTCGTGCGGATCACAACGGGAACTTTGTGTGGTATAACTACTCTAACGGAGACGGACACGGCGGGGGCCATCGCGCCTTCAATGCTCGTCGCATCTCCAACTTCCGCTTTGTTCGTAGGTAATCGGTAAAGGGGCGCGGTCTGTGGGGGCCGCGCCCCAAATCGTTTCATACAATGAAAACGCGAGTTTACTTTAATTTGCACAAACGGCTTTTCTCTGTTCAAGAGAAGGTCAACGGAAGCTGGAAGGTCGTTCGCCATACCGACGATATCACGCTTTACAACGTCACCTTTAAGGTGAGCGAAGCAGGGCGGCAAAGGACAATTAGAAATAAAAGAAAGACAGTTCATGCCTTTGTTGAGGGCTTTGTCTCTTCTTCTCCTCTTGAATGCAATAACCCTGTAACCATTCGATACAATCCTTATCGGGTTGGATCGTTTACCGCAGGAGTCTTTAACGTCAAAGAAGCGGGAACCGTTCGTCTTTCTAAGAAAGAAGGAAAGCCCCTAATGCAAGCCGATTTCTTTTACCTCGTATGATCGTAACCATCATTTATCCAAAGGAACTCGCTTTTCCTTTTAACATTCCCTGTATCGGGGCTTGTAATCAAGCGGACAAAATCAAATGCGCCAATATGATCACAAAGGGTCTTATGGGAGACGGATGGGAAAAAGAAACTCCTGTTTCTAAAAACCTTGGTGTTCGTCCTATGCGATGGGGTGACATGATTCTCTTCCCCGATGGGGAATCGTGGGTTCTTGATCAAAATGATATCTTTCGTCTTGATCGTCAAAAAATGATCGAATACCAAAAAATCGAAGTAAACAAAAACTAAAAAAACCTTCGTAACTTGTTGAATGATAACGGGTTACGAGGGTTCGCCCCGGCCCCTCAGTCGTAACTCATTAACAGTCAACGTCTTACAACAAAAGCATTCTTTTCTTTCAAAAGGCTGTTGACATTTACAGAAGGTGTGTTATATTACCCCATGCAGAACATCGAAAACCACGCTGGCCGCTTTTGCGGATTCACCACCAAAACCCAAAAGAAAATCCATTGCGCGAAGGTCTATCGGATCACTTCGCAATACATCAAGATCGAGGATCGAAATGATCACAAGACTTATAAATACAAGAGAAGTTCTGTTGTTGATTGTCGGTTTTGATTGAGAGCTTTCCATGTGTAACTCGTTGAAAAACAATGGGTTACGCAGGACCGCCCCCCCCGCCGCGTCGTAACTCGTTGAAAACCAACGACTTACGACGATTGCTTTTCAAGAACCATGCCAAGTCCCCTTTCTTTTTCCACCATAGCGTAAAAAATAGATTCACCTTTTTTTTGACTTTGGGAGAAAATGCCTTAACATATTCACCATGAGAAACGAACTCTTCATCACCGAAAATCCCCTCGACATTATCCGCGACATTGAAAACTTCTCTGGCGCATATCGCACTAACTCGATCCACGAAAAAGCCGACTTCTACCGTCACGAATGGGAAGAGGACGAAGATCGGGAAAGTTTCGAATTCGACCATTTTTCTTTTGACAAATAAGCAAAACTGTGTTACATTACTCTCGTTAACCTAACTAACCTAAACAAAAAACAAATACTATGATCGTTATCGGAAAAAACCATGTTACTGCCGCCGAACTTCTGAATGTCGCTACCCCTGCGGAAACCGACACCTTCAAGCCGCTTCCGCATCACCTGCTTTGCGAATATACCCGCGAAGCTTTGGCCGATGCTGGTTTCGAGATCGTGGAAGAGGACCACGTTATCGCCAAGGAGGGGTTGCGCTACTTTGGCGGATTCGCCCTGTCTCACCGCTCGCTTTCGGGCGAACGTCGCCAGATCGTGTGCGGAATCCGCAACGCGAACGACAAGTCGTTTCCTGCCGCTATCTGTATCGGCAATCGGATGATGGTTTGCGAAAACCTTTGCTTCTCTTCTGAGGAAAAGCTTACCCGCCGCCATACGAAGAACATCATGCGCGACCTTCGCGGCGTCATCACCGCCGCCATTTCTCGCCTGATGAAGGCTTGGAACGACATGGAACAGCGGATCACCGCTTACGAAAACGTCACCCTCACCGAAGAACAGGCTTCGCACCTTGCGCTTCGTCTGATCGACGCTTCCGCCCTTCCTGCCCGTGACTTTTATAACGTCATGCTGGCTTGGCGCAATCCCGAAGGTGCCGCGATTGATATCGTGGATCGCAATGCCTTTGTGATCGAGCAAGAGGACGGTTTCGGTTTCGATGAGGAAGCGTATCAGGCCGCGCTTGCCAACAAGCAAGCGGAACTGATCGCGGAGTTTGGCGGGGATACCCTGTGGGGTCTTTACAACGCCGCGACTCACGTTCTCAAGGGGTCTTGCCTCGACAAGCTTCCGCAACGGACGATGAACATGCAAACCGTTTTTGATGGTCTTGCTGGTGTTGTTTTGTCTGTTGGTGAAGCCATCAATTCGGTTGGTCTTGATGAGAACAATCAGGAAACGGACGAAGCGAACGCGGAATTCATTGATACCTTCGCGGAGGTTCTTCCTGAGCCTCCCGCTGAAATCGAGATTCCGATCTTCTCTCTTGAGCGATAACCCTAACAGACTCACAAGAGTCTAACAAAACAACAAGAGAGGCGCGGGTTACACTCGCGCCTCTTTCTTTTGTCTGATAAAAGATTGTCGTAACTTGTTGACGCTCAACGAGTTACGACGGCGCGGCCCCGCCGCCGCGTCGTAACTCCTTCACTATCAACGACTTACAACACAAGCAATTCAAGAACCATGCCAACCATTCCTTGTTTTTTTTCGCTTGCATTTCCTGCGGGGCATGGTAGTTTAGAGAATGGAAATCCTGATCACCACTAAAAACGTTTACGGAAAGACGCTAATCTATGTTGTCAAACAAGAACAGCGCGAAGCAATCAAAACCCTCACCAAAAAGGAAACCATCGACACATACGATATTCGCGCTTTGGAAAAGCTAGGATTCAGTGTTCTATTCACTGCCTCCCTCCCTTCTTTGCCTTAATCTCTTCTTGACAAATCCCGCAACCTGTGATATATTCCCGCAATGAAACTACTGAACGAAGGAAACTATAAAACGAAGAAGGGAGAATCCCTTGGTTGGAAAACCTACGGAATCCACCTTGCCCCCTCTCGCGTGTCTGGCTTCAATACCTGCCAGAATGCAACGGCAGGTTGTGCCGCCGCCTGTCTCAATACGGCAGGACGCGGGGCAATGTCCAACGTGCAAAAAGCACGGGTTGAGAAAACCCTTTTCTTCTTTAAGAAGCGCGAAGAATTCCTTTCGAATCTTCGAAAGGAAATCGCGGCGGCAATTAAGTCTTGCGAAAAATCGGGGCTTAAACCCTGCTTTCGTTTGAACCTTACTTCCGACATTCCCTTTCACAAGTTTGGAATCATGGAAGAGTTTTCCAACGTGCAATTTTACGATTACACGAAGGATTATAAAAGGGCTTTGCAATACATGCATGGCGAAATGCCGAAAAACTACCATCTGACTTTCTCCCGCGCCGAATCGGAAGACAATCAACAACAAGCCAAGTCTCTTCTTTCTATGGGAATGAACATCGCCGCCGTCTTTCGTAAATCGCTCCCCGCTACTTGGAACGGTTTCAACGTCGTGAATGGAGACGAAACGGACCTTCGGTTTCTTGATCCGAATGGCGTTGTTGTCGGGCTTGTCGAGAAAGGCAAGGCAAAAAAAGATACCAGTGGATTCGTAATCGAAAGCCATCATGGATGAACTTCTAGCGTTGTGCTGTTTCGTCGTGATGGGATTCGTTTTGTCTAAACACTGGTAGAAAGGAAACTTTAATAAATGGCGGTGTGGTGAAACGGTAGACACAGTGGACTTAAAATCCGCTGGGCATCGCGCCCGTGCAGGTTCGATTCCTGTCACCGCTATCTAACATTCAAACAAAAAAGCACCCTTAGCTCAGAGGATAGAGCAACGGATTTCTAATCCGTGGGTCATAGGTTCGAATCCTATAGGGTGTGCCACTTTAAATAGCGAAATGAAAGACGAAACGGAACACCTAAACGAAGTAAATCAAAAGCTTAAAGAAGCTTTCGAGGAGGAATTCCTTTTTGTCTATAACTTCGCATTGCGTAGTTTCTTTCAAGGAAACATTTCACAAATGCAGGACAAGGAAAGATGCGCGAGGATTACGCTGGCAAATCTAAAGGATTGTTTAGATGATGTTTTCGATGAGTTTTTGAAGGACAACGCTTTTTGATGAAAAGAGATGCAACTCGTTGAGAATCAACGAGTTACGACGGCGCGGCGGGGGCGAAGCGTCGTAAGTCGCTGAAAATAAACGACTTACGAAACCTTTCAAGCCTCGGCAAGGTCTCGCCAGTAACGCCCGTGAGAAGCGTTTTCGTCCTTGCAAACGGCCAAACTCCACCTACGGAAAAGGCTTTCAAGATACTCTTCATTTCCAAGGTCTTTCCACCCAGACGGAGCGCAAAGAAAAGGAAAGGATTTCCCTTCTTGATCATTCACAACAACAACGTCGCCAACCGAAAGAGAATAACACCTCCCCACCTTCTCTTCAGAAAAGGCCGGGGGTTCTGGATGGTTGGTAAGCATAAAGGCAATTTCTGCAAAAGCCTCTGGATCGACTCCGCTAGAAACGTCTCGGAAGATGGTCCTAATTCCGATGTTACCATACTCCGCAAAAGAGGTATGATAAACAACAATAGAATTGGGGCGGTCGTGGTGAGCTGTTACTTTCATACGTTAGCCGGAGAAAGAGACATTTGGTAGCCGCCTCCCATGATTTCCAGACCTATCTCCTTATCATGGCATCGTCGCGCCATGGCCAGTATGTCGGCATCTGGCACGTTAGGATCAGCCTCGATAATTATCCGGCGAGTGATTGGGAACTCATACACGTTGCGCGTCTCTCCCTTTTTCCACGGGTGTGGGATCACTCGGGCAACGGCTAACAAGTCGCTTGTGGACAACGGCAACCCGCCGTCCTGTTGGTGTGTTTCTGGTTGTTTCATAGATTTTTGGTGTGTCGGAGTTCGCTCTCAGATGCCGTGCCACAGCTAGGCGTTAGGATAATAGAATTCACTAAAAAGAGCAATAAAAAGTTCATCTCTTTCATTAAGATAGTCGTTAACTTCAACATCTTTGCCACGATACTTTTCGTGAAGATAATCGCGAGCAATTTCTGTCAGATAGCCATTAACGTTTCCTTCTGGAATTCTGCCAGCATCGACAAGTTCCTTTAGCGTCAAGCCCGTCCAATTAAATGGGGCATCAAGAAGTTTTTTGGCAATTTCTTTCATTAGTTTGGTTTTACAAAATAAGCTTGATTCATAAACGTGGACAGTTCCATGTTCCGCCCGTCCTTTTCGTAGCCGTAATAAAGCCAACCGTGAAAGGTTGTCATCCACACAAGTCTCCACCCCTTCTCTTTAAGAAGTTCGCTTTTTTGTTCAAAGGTCTTTCTCATTTTTTCGGCAGTGCGATTTGTTTTGTTGTTTCTTTTTGTCTGGAACGCACTTCGTTCCCATGTTGAGAACGAAAGCGGCTCCACGTTTAACCTTGTAGGGTGGAATGCTTTTCATGCACTATAATACAATGAAAAGCCAAAAAGTTCAACCCTTTTCTTCGATTAGATCGTGATTTTAATAAACACGTTTTTGTCGAAAGAAAAGGAGACAGGATAAGTATAACCAGAGGAATCAAGAGTTTGACCCCCCATCGTCATGCTGGAAACTCTATCGACGCGCACCACATGAACATAATCTGACCATTCCTTTTTGGCAACAACCAGAACCAAGTCTCCCTCCTTGATGTCGTAGATGTTAAGATCCCTTTGAAGATCTTTGAGTTCTTTTTCCAAAAGGGTGATTTGACGTTCGACTTCTTCTTTGCTTTTCATGCAGAACAATACAGCCAAAAGAGACAAATGCAACCTCTTTTTTCTTCAAAACCCCAATTTTCTTGATCAGGAAAATAAGTCGTTGGGAGAAAGCGACTTACGACGGTATGGAAAAAAACGTCGTCGTAACTCGTTAAACATCAACGACTTACGACGCTACGCCCCAGCCCCGCCCTCATAACTCCCTCATACTCAAGGACTTACAACACAAAAAAATCCATGCTGTAGTAACTCGTTTAGGATCAAGGACTTACATCATTGTAGTATATATGTTATTTGTGTTATTTGGGGTAAACCTAGTGATTTTTATTTGTCAATTTTGCAATGAAATTTCCCTTTTGATTCTATCGTATTTGGCGATGACGCCGAGATTTTTGTCCCCATTGTATTTAACTATTTGGAAGTAACTATAGTGAAAATCGAGGGCATTGAATCCATTCCATTTGCCTTTAGTGGGATCGACGTTAGTGTCAACGCCCTCTTGGATATTATCAAGGGACTTGATGTATTTGGAAGCTTTCATGACGTTATCGAACACGCCAAGAACCTGATCACGATAATCAAGACTATTAAATCCAAAAACAAGGTAAGCAATCATATTATTTATTTGAGTAAGTTTTCCAGATGTGAAGATCTCTTTCGGCTACGGTCATATTTGGGAACTCCTGCTCTGAAAGAGAAAGAAAGAGGAGACCCAGTTCTTGATACTTATTTAAATCTTGGGGGGTTTGTTTTGGGGCATCGTGTCCCTTGCTTCTAAGGTATTTGAGGATATGGGTATCGAGGACGGCAATGCTTTCGTTCTCTCTGGTGTGGGTAAGGAAGAAGGAAGCAGTCTTTGGGCCAATGCCTTTTATTTGCATTAACTCCACAAAACTAGCAGTCCTCAAATTCACCTTTCTTGTTTCATAAATAGCATGGGAGATTCTATTGTATTGCCCAACCTTACAAGCACGAAGCATTGCATCAACCAAGTGAAACTCACAACTAAAGACAACCTCAAGGTTAAACACCTTATCTATTTCTTCCACTTTCCTTGAGACGAGGGAAGACTTCTTCCCCGCCACAAGGATGCAGAACAACCAAAACTCAAGCAATTCCCTGTCCGATCTATCGTATTTGGTGATGTTGTTTGGATCGATCATATTAAAACAAGAGAGAGATTAACCAAGCAAAGGTCACCCCAATGGCAACCCCAATATAGAAATGGTATGTGCAGGTCATGCCAACTGCCTCATGAGGTCTCTGCCCTTGTTGGTAAGGAAACGCTTACCATCAATGTCCATCAAACCATTGCCCAAAAGGTGCTTCTCATACTTCTTCTGGATGACGGAGCGGGAGTAACCCGTAGCCGCACTCAGGGCTTGAAGAGAAATGGGACCAGTTGCCTTGTGCAGCACCTTAAGGACACGAACCTCCGCAGGAGAAAGGCCGAATTCGGAAACGCCCATGTCTCCCTTGAAGCTATTCCAAACATCAGGAGTAAGGAAGGTTTTATTCATGGCAGTCATGTAATCCTTCAACTCTTCCGCCTTCGCAACAACGTCGCGAGGATGACCACGGAAAGAAGAGATGACAGTATCTTTCATGGAATCAGGCACCATGATGGTCTTGGGCAGATTCATCTTGAAGATCTCAAACAATTCATGATGATCATACTTGGCCAAGGAAATCTCGGTCAGACGATCAAGGAGGGGTTCGGGTAACTTCTGCGGATCAGTGGTCGCAAGGATGATACCCATCTGGGTAAAGTCAAAGATCAATTCCATTTCTCCCATCTCGCGATCATTGTAGATGACGCGGCGAATAGGGTTCTTGTCCCGCTCAAGAATGGTAAGAAGATAAGTGAGAATCTGACGACCAGCACCAGTTTCCGCCAGTTCGTGAACCTCATCAATGAAGAGAATAGCCTTTTCATTTCTCCAAGTAGGATAAACTTGGGTAGCAAAGACATTCATGCTCTTGATGCTGGCAGCATTGATCTCGATGATCGGGGGAATGCTACCGTCAGGACGCTTAAGAGAGCGACGGAACTCGCGGACAAGTTTGGTCTTGCCTCCTCCACGTTCACCTTCAAAAAGAAGGAATGGGAGTCTGCCACTGTTGGCATAAGCTTGAGAGAAGACGGTGAGTTTTGCTTTAGCTTGATGTTGACCAATGATTTCGTTCATGGCGGAAATATAATGCATTCTGTGGATTTGTCAAGTGCAGAGAGAAAATATTCTCATTCGTTCTTTTCTTTTCGTTAATTGCGGGAACGGGAGTTGAACCCGTATCTATAGGTTATGAGCCTATTATGCTACCGTTACACCATCCCGCTTTTTAAAAAGGCAAGGCCCATTAGAGACTTGAACTCTACTCACCGGATTACAAAACCGGAGCATCGCCATCTATGCTTATGGGCCATTTTATTAATGCGATTCAATATATCGAAGAAGGGAATCAAGGTCTTGGTTGAGGCTATTATTGATTTTATTTGCTTGTTTTCTGTCAGAAATTGTTCTACAAGAACTTAATACACCCAAATAAATAACACCACTGATTGCCACAATTAGAAAGAGTTTGTTTTTCATATATTATTTGCCAAAAAATCGGGCGAAATTGGTCGGGGATGTCGGAATCGAACCGCTCTTCTCGGACCCAAACCGAACGTGCAGCCATCACACCCCATCCCCGTTTTATTATCTGCGAGTAATTGTTTGCCAAGTCCTCCAAGTTCCATTGGAGTAATGATCACAATAAGTAGTAACTACCACAGGATAAGTTACAATAAACCCACAATGATTCATTACACTCTGACTAGAAACATAAGAACCAAGAACTTCCCTTCTTACCATCTTTATTTGTATATTATTTGGGCGAATTTGGGGCAAACTTGACTTGCTTTTATTTAGGTTATTTTGAAACGAAATTGAAGCCCCAGAGCTTGGCCTTACTTGTCGAGTTTGGGCAAAACAAGTTTGGAAAGAAAGAAGGAAGGTTAGTAGTAATATATTATTTCGGATTTTCATGGGCGATCTTGGCTTATTTCCAGATTTCATCATTCCATTTAAATTCAGTAACACCATTTTTGGTGATTAGAATTGCGGCATGGTTTTCTAAAGCTCTCTTCTTAA